ATTAAATAAGGACTAGCACCAGTAGCCAAGTTGGTTAAGGCACCGAACTCATAATTCGGCTATTCGTAGGTTCAAGTCCTACCTGGTGTACGATGCGGATGTTGCATATTGGTAGTGCCTCTGCCTTCCAAGCAGAAGGGGTGAGTTCGATTCTCATCATCCGCTCCAAGTCTCCATCGTCTAGTGGCCTAGGACTCTGCCCTTTCACGGCAGCAACACGGATTCAAATTCCGTTGGAGATACTTTACCTCTGTAGTTCAGTGGACAGAACGATGGACTTCTAAGCCATGCGTCGCAAGTTCGATTCTTGCCAGGGGTACTTTATTTTTTAGGATGCTTTGCTTCGTATGGTGCGATCTTAGACTTAATACGACCATCTTTATACAGTCTTACAATCCAGCCATCTTTAATCTGAATAGGATTAAACGCTGATGCTTTTTTCTTTGGCACTATACTGTGTGTCTTTCTGTTTGTGACTTTGTGTAATCCTTGCCAAAATCAGCAAACAAAGCCTTATCTTTTTCACGATTAACAATTCCTCTTGACCATGAGAATCCTGCGTCTCCACCCCATGCAAGCCACATGATGTATCCATTAGAAGGATTTGCTGAGTTACCCCAGTCCTTACCTTTCTTGTCTACTTCATGGCGTGAGAAGTATGAGTACATTCTCTTGACAGTACTAAGAGAGATTGATTCTCCTCTTGCCAACTGCCCTGCACGAGTCCAACCTACAGATGTTCCAGCACCATTTGCTTTTCCATCTTCTTTAAATTTAATTGCTCTACGAGCAGCAGATCTTGCTCCTGCTGGTGGTGAGTATCCTTCAGCCTTTGATACTGAATCTGTTTCATATTCAACTGTATCATCATCTTCAAAAAGATCATCTGCCTTTGCAGCAGGTACACAGTTAGGAACTGGTCTACCATTTGCTCCTGGCTTCATTCCACGCTGTACATAACCATCCCAGCAAGGTGCTTGCTTGCTTACATTGCCACAGCAATCTGACTTCATTTCCCCAGCCTGACACATTGGACACTCTTCACAAGTGACATTTAACTCTTTGCACATTGGACAGCCACAGCCCTCATACTCTTTTTTAATTTTTTCTTTTTCTTCTTCTTCATGATACGACTTGCCTATTTGTGAGTCGTACATTGCCATAGCAACTTCTGAATCCATTGTGTGATTATCCATATCTGCTTTTTCAGCATCCTTGTACATCATGCCAATACTGTATGCTGTTGGCTTCCATGTACCGTCTTCTTCTTTGTAAATTCTAACAGACATTGCTGGATTTTCTGGTGGCATTGAAACCAAAGCATACTCTGATCCAGGTGTACCAAGTATCCCACCCTCAGTCATGATGTGCTCTATAACGCCGTGTACAACCCCCTCAGAGGTTGATCCCATAACAAAGTCGCCTTCTTTTAGCATACAACTATTATAGCATGCCGTTAAGTCTATTATGGGTCCTTATTCTGTGGCAGTTAGCACAAACCACCTCACACTTTTCAATCTCTTTCTTAATAGCCTTCCATGAAAAACCATCATGGATCATTCTGGACACATTGTATTTCTTGTCTTTTATGTGGTCAAAATCTAATATAATATGATTATTGATTCCACAATCTACACAGCCAGAGTCTTCCTTTATCTTGGCAAGCATCTTCTTAAACTGTTGCTTGTTATAATGGTCTAACTCTTTGTCAGTCATTGCTTCTATTATACCGTGCAATATTGAGGCCCCACACAGGCAATTCACCTGACTTGCGCCACGGTCTCTATCCAATGGGTAACTAATCCATCACTAAGGTCCTGTGTGGGGACATTTATATTGTACTACTTAATTGCGATTGTTTTTGGCAGTTTGTCTTCTGGGATCTGCTTTTCAAGTCTGATATCTAAGATACCATCTTTAAACTCAGCCCCAACTACCTCAACAAACTCAGGAAGGGTGAAGATATCAGTAAACTTACGAGCAGCAATGCCCTTATGTAGATACTCCGCACCCTCTGGTAACTCAGCATCCTGCTTCTCGCCCTTTATTGTAAGTTTGCGATTGTCTAGCGATACTGAGACATCATCCTTATAGAATCCAGCCAAAGCAAATGAAAGAATATATTCTTTATCATTTAGTTTAATCTGGTTATAAGGTGGATAGTTTGTTGTTGTTGTTACCTTCTGAAAATTTGAGAAGGTATTAAAAAATGGATCATTAAAAAGATCCAGTGCTGTTTTTACCATGTTATTCCCCTTTCAAGCGAATAAGTTAATTTACCCCCCATTTGGGCAGGTATTAATATTATAGCATAATAAATGAGCAGTTTATAGACGACTGCTCAGGTCTATTAGCCACGAAGATTCGACTCCTGCTAACTTTCCCATCAAGGGGAACATCCGTTGTAAAACCTTTTTAAAGTCTCATAGCGGAATAGTATCTATTATACTACTTCTTTTTTACTGCTGCCTTCTTAGCAGGTGCCTTCTTGACTACTTTGGCAGTCTTTACTGCTACATCTACCTCTTCAACTGATGGCATCTTTCCAAACGCCAAGTCGTTAGGGTTGGCTGCTCTCAATACTACGGGCACTATTGCTCCAAGTAGTGAGTATGCAAGTGTCTTTGGATCTGTAACGCCTGAAGCGTAAAGTGCAATTGCAGCACCAAGAACTGATCGTCCGTAAGATGCAAGCATTGCTTTTAGTTGTGTTGTATTCATTTTATTTCTCCTTTTATTTTGTTGCTTCACTATAGTGTAAATCACACAAATCGACAATCCTACTTTCAGAACTTGCCCAAATCTGTGTACTATCATCTTGACAAAGTTCCTCTTCACATATCAACATGTTACAATGGCCCCTGCCTTTAAGGATGATCATTATCCTATTCTATCATAGTCTTCTGGTAATATTTTCTTTAGTTCCTCGTAAGATTTAGTTATTTTCTTCATAGAGTGGTAGTTTGGTGCCATAGATCCTACATCACCATATTCCCTAAAGTAGTTAATTTCTGGCTCAATATCAGTAATAAACTTATTTAATGATGCTTGAACTTCTTCAATATAGGTATATGCCCAATCTCTTGAGTCTGAAATAAATTTTAAGAATGCCTCGTCTGTTTTTTCTTTGTCAGTTTTGTTTTCAGCATTAGCAGACTCTTGCATAATTAAAAGCCTTAAAGTGTTTGCAAGTATTGCACGATTCTTTTTTAGTTGCAACAGATACATTGATAAAAAAAATAGTGTTGAAAATATAAATGCTATTGCTATTAGTTTAGTCATACTTTTCTCAACTCTCTCTATATCCAATACTTAAGTATAGCAGTTGTAGCAAGTGTTGTCCATATAACATTAAATATTATAATTGTTGGTAGTGTTTTTACCGTTGAAGTCCATATCAATGCTAGACTAGAGACTAATGCAAAAATATATAGCCACCAATACTGTATCCCAAATAACAAACCAGGAACAATAATAACTACCTTAGTCATGAAAGCAAAAAACTCTACAGTGTTTGCCTTATTCCAGTAAGATCTCTTTTTCATTTTTGATAAAACAGAAAGCAAAATCTTTATTCTATTCATTAAAACCACCAACTTTCTTAATAAATTCAGAATGATTAATAAAACTGTTTGATAAATCTTTTTTATTTTTATTAATTTTTTCTATTGTATTTTTTTCTGTTTTAAAAACAATATTAGCCTTTTCTAAAAACTCTTTATCTAATATTTTATTTCCATACATAATAATATAATAATTTATTTTATTAAAGTAAGATTTTCTTAGTTCACCATATTCTATAGCATTAAGTGTTTCAAGAGTAGTCTTGAGACTTTCTGGCATCGTATTATTTTTAGTAAAATTAGCCCAAAAGTCTGTATTAGTTTTGTTTGTCATATAGTGCAAGTACAAAAAGTCACGAATTTCTTCACAATCTTCAGCATATTTTTTATTAAGTATTGCAACTAAACCCTTTGGATTAAATATATCATAGCCATTTTTAAAAATAAGGCTAAGAGTTTCTACAGACTGCATAATTGATGTTGCCTCTAAAGGTTCAACAAACCCTGCTGAAAGACCTACCGCTATAGTATTTTTATTCCATATTGTCTTGTAGTACCCTGGTTCAAAACTAAATGTTTTTGGAGATTCAATCTTATGCCCTAGTTTTTCTTCAATCTCCAATATGGCTTGCTCGTCAGTTATGTAATTAGAATCAAAAACATATCCACAACCATATCTATGCTGTAAAGGAATTTTCCACATCCAGCCATAGTTCATGGCAGTAGACTCTGTGTATGCTGGTATTTCATCTTTATCAATATCAAGAAAAAATGGTACCGCTCTTTTGGCTGGTAAATTGTTTGAAAAACTTACCCACTCTGTATTAAAAAGTTTTTTATTTACTACTCTATAAAAACCAGTACAATCAAAAACAAAGTCTGCCTTGATTGTTGAGCCATCGATCAACTTAATACTTTCTATGTTTTCATTATTATCCTGAACAAAGTTATCTACCACTGAATCTATGTGAATTACTCCACGATTTATTGCAATTTCTGACAGAAATTTAGCCATTGCTCTTGCGTCAAAATGTATTCCGTATAAGTTATATACTTCAAAGTCTGATATTTTTGATGGATTTTCATTTTTACTTACAAATGGCAAATTGTTTGAATCTAATGCCATGGCGCTTAATTTGTATTCTTTTTCTGGCAAATTTTCTGACATACAAGAAAGATGCAGAACGGGATAACTGCTGCCTAGTTTATTTTTTAAATAAAGTTCTTTTGCTTTTGGGTTAGGCCTATTAATAGCAAACTCGTGATAATAACTTTCATCATCTTCATTAAAATTATTAAACTTAATTCCTACCTTTATTGTTGATCTTGTTTCTTTGATTAAATCTTCAATTGCTATATCTAAATATTCTAAAAATCCAATAAGAGATGTGGTCGATGCCTCTCCTGCTCCAAGAATTCCTATCTCTCTGCTCTCTATTACAGTGATTGAGCACTCAGGATATCCTTTCTGTGCAGCAAGGGCTGTTAACCATCCTGCTGTACCTCCACCCACTACAACTATATTTTTCAAATCTCTTTCCCACCTTCACGAACCAGTAAAACTATAGCGCCATTGTCTTCCAATGCTTTTTTTACACGTATCATATATTCTATAGCCTGTTTTTTAAGTTCAACTGTTTCTAAGGACATAAAATCTTTTTCTTTAGCCTTTACTGTTAAAAAATTATCATTGTCAATAATCTGTAAAGAAAAATTTTTGGGAGGTGTAAGAGATCTAAACGCTCTTTTCATTGAGTCTGTGTACATACTACTCCATAGTTAAAGATTGCCATGTTTGGCCCCAATCAATTTTGCTTTTGTGGCTGGAAAACTCTTTAGATATTTCACCATTCTCCAAATATACACCGCCCCAAACTCCCCACTCCTTGCCCGAAATACCAACAGAGAAACATTCTTTTCTTACTGGACAAGAAAAACATAGGGCATCTATTGCTGGTCTTAGAGCCTCATCATCTTCATATTTTTCAAAAAATAAGTTTGTATCGTAGTCTAAACAGGTGGCATTGTCTTTCCACTTAAATTTATTCACTTAGATCACATACTTATCAGGAATTTCCCAACCTAAGTTAGAAGGAACAAACTCTTTTTTCATCTGCCACTTATTATTTTTGTAGACTCCAAACTTTGAAAAGTATGCTTTTTCCGATGGAAAGGTTTCAACTACTGTCCATCCGTTCCAAGACAGTTGCTTGTTCTTGCTAACTATCGACTCCATTACACTTAAAGAGTTAATTATCTTCATTATCTTTCCATTCTGTTTGTGTGCTAAAGCACATTCTAGGCATACTAAATTCTAACATATAAAAAGTTGTTTGTCAACAATGATTAGAAGTTGTACACATTTGTGTTTATATTATTTAGTTTTGAAACATTTACAATTCTTGACTCTGGCTCTTTAGGCTTAGCCAAGAAAGCAAAGTGATTAATTTCAGATATATTTTCTTCTAGCCACTGAGGAGTCACCCTAATAAGTTTAATAGACTTTCCTCTTGACTTCATTCCCTTTTCAGAGAGATTTGAAAATTCCATTGCCATCATATTAATATTGTTTGGACCTGCAGAATATATGTGAAATATTTTATCTTCTGGCAATAACTCAGAAAGGGCGACAGCCATTGATCTAAGGAACACATTATAGTCATCAAAATTGCTAGTCCCTTGAACCCCTACTATCATCGTCAATCCCTTCTCTTAGTTTGTCCATTATAAACAGCATCTTATCTAATTGTACCTTATCCATGTGTATCGTGTCAACTTGCTCTGCAGATTCCTTGTCAATAAGTTGATCTACAAGGGGTGCCTTGTAAAATATATTATCTTTAATCCAGTATGCATCATTGTCAAAAATAATAACTTTAATGTTACTTTTATCGTGGTGCGCCTTGGACTGAGAGTCTGTTTTTAATCTCCTTGCTTTCTTTTTCCTATTACTATATCTATGCTGAAGCATAGACTGGCTTATTATTTCAGGCCTTATTTTTCTTACCTTACTTCTAAGAATATAGATATAAAAAATTAACAGGAAGATTCCTGTTATCCCAATAGCACCATACAAGTTGTTCATTAAGGCTCCTATGTTACTAGTATATCAGTTTTTAGCGGAAAGGGCCTTAATTATTTCTTCAACAACAACTCTTTCATTTTTTTCTAAGGACTTTATTGACGGAATATCAAAAGATTTTGGGGCCAACCTTACTAAAGGATCTTTTTGAGTTATATCCATATCCAAAAATCCTTTTTCCCAAAGTCTAAGAGTTACTTCTGAAAAATAAACAGACAGGTCCTCACTTAGTTTAGCATCAATATCTTTTAGCCTATCAGTAGGCTTGTACAATGCTTCACCAGTTTCAAAGTCTTTACCTGCAAACTCTAATCCACCATCAAGGATTAGCCTGTCTATCTCGTCAAACTCATCATTCATTTGCCAGACTTCTTTCTAACCTTTGCAAGCAATGCAAAGTCTTTAACCTTGGTGTCTCCAAGATATCCCCAAGCATAGCCGTCATTGATCATCATATCATTAAGAGATACTGTGTTGCCGTCTACATATACCCAGCCTAAAATGCGACCATACTTTTCAGATGAGTCCATTTTTTCAGTCTTAATAACAACAGACTTGGCATCCTTTAGTGATTTCTTTAGATACTCTTTGGCTTCTAAACCAAGAGTCTTCTCAGCAATATCCTTTGTGCGAGACTCAGGGGTATCAATACCAGCCAGTCTTACACGAGATGCAAACAAGATATCAAACCCTAAATCAATAAGAACATCAATGGTATCTCCATCTACGACATTCTCTACTTTTCTTACATAGTATTCATACATTATTTTCTCCCCCATTTAACTTTATTCCAACCACGCTCATGGAAGTAATAAAGGATTGTCTTTGTAAATACCTCAAAACTTGCAATTGCACTAGCGGTAACTGGCTCTTTAGTTATTGCCCAAGATATTACAAAGGTATCTGCTGTGCCAATGACACGCCAAGTAATTGCTTTTAAGGCTGATCTTTGTTTGGTTACATTCATGATGGCCACTCAATTTTGCTTGGCTTAGTGATGAAGTTCCAGACTTTAGATGCCCA